TCGTTTTCATCACTAGACATTTCCTCTATAAAGCTGTCAACTAAGTCTTCAGCTTTTTGTGCTTCAACCTTATCCAATTCACTTTTAATGGTTTCTTGGATAATTTCAGAAGTTAAAGGACTATCTTCATCGTCACCGTCAGACTTGTTTAGCTTTTTAAGCTTAACAATAGCCTTTTCAGCTTTTATTCTCTTTTGTTTTTCGTCTTCGTACTCTGCCTCGTAGTCAATATCATCAGATGGTACGACTGGATCATCTGGTGCTTCTGAACTTCCAGCATCATCAGCGTTTTGAGATGATTCTGTTAGTTTAGACTCGTCCTTACCGAGCTTTGAATCATCTTTGTTTGTTTCCTCCTCTGGGGCTGGAGAAGTAGCAGTTTCGTCTGCGTCTTTTAAAGACCCCTTATCTTGTATTTCAGCCATAAGATTAATGCGTTTAAAGTCCGCACAGACATTAAAAAAAGCCACTATAAGTGACTCAATGTCGCACCTGGTACTGTTAAGTCGCTGAAAACTTTGTAAGTACCAGGGGCAACATTCAACCACCCATGGTCAGCGACTTAACTTTATAACATAATTGTTAATTTTATTCTAGTATTTTAAATCTTTATCTTGTATATTTGATATGTTCTTGACTTTCTTGTCTAATATCTCTGTAATAAACAACATTGCTTTACCGAATATCATGTCATCTACGGTCTGTGAACGCTCATACATCTTCTGATTTGACAATAACTTCATGTCTTTTATTAATAAGCCCCATAACTCTGTTTTCTGCATAGCTTTAGCTTCTGCTATCATTGCTTTAATTCTGACTTCTGGTACTTCATGTCTTCCGATAAAGAACTTTCCCTTGTAATTCCTTAATACATCATTTTCCGTTATACCATTAAACAGATGTCTAATAATATAATTTAATAGTTTAATTTTCAGCTTTTTCATTTTTTGCTTTCATTAGTTTTTACTAATTCTACTGATTCTGGCAATGGTTCTTCTGGTATCTTTACATCTTTTGTTGTATTAACTTCTTCAGAAGTTATCTCAATAATAGCGTCCCATAACTGATCACATAGATTATCTACTTTGTAGCTTTTAATATAACTATCCCAAGTATCTCCTAAAGCTTCTATCATATTACCTATGTTAATAACTTCTAAATCGTAAGCTACTACTCCATCAAACTTGACTTCATTATTAACCATTTCTCTTTGAGCAGATGGATTTATCTTAAATAACTTTTGGATTTTTAACTTTTGCTCCCAACGGAGAACATTGTATTGCTCTTGTGTAATATATTGTTTCATTTGAATAATTCATTAGGAACTTCACTATTTGGCTTTCTTATCTTTCCAATGCTTGTATTAAGCCAAGAATGAAATCCTCCTGAAGTTGTTTTAATTATATTATAAATTTCGTATTTTGATTTGCTTTTAGGCTTAGACTTAATCTCTTCAAACTTTATTAAATCAATCGCTTCTTTATAACTAACGATATTCCCATAAAGTGAAGAAGATAATCTCTTTGCTACATGATACAAGTTCTTTTTATCTGCTAAATACTCTGCTCTGTGTGCTTCAATTTCTTGATTAAATCTGAACTTTACAGAGAACACATATCTAATCAACCATATTAATCCGAATAAATAGGAATTCTTTTGTTGTCTAAGATGTACTTCTTCGTGTCTTATTAATGGGATAGTTAACAAATCAGGCCTATTAATATATATCTTTTTACCCCAAACCATTATTACTCCTTTCTCAAAATCAGCAAATGGGAACTTCTTTTTCCATAAAGACAGATACCATGGTGGATAAGTTACTACTTTGTATTTCATGTTATTTAGTTAATACTTCTGATGTTTCGGGACGCTCTGCCCCTGTTATACGACTTAATACTCCTTTCTGACCTCCTTCTAAAGTACCTGTGGCTTGTTTAGCCACAAACTTGTCTGGATTATCTCTAGTGGTTGAATATGCTCCTAGTAACAACTCTTTAAATATGTTCTCTTGATCTGCTAAAGGATTATTAACAGCTCTATCATACTGCTCTAACATTAATGCTTTCTTAACATTCTCTGATGGTGGAAATACTATATCTGGAGAAATCCTTACTAAAAACTTTAACTCTCTGAATAATGAAGGATTAACTTTAAATATCCTGTCTTTGCTTTCTAATCCTCCTTCTTCTTCCATTACTTTAAAACTTTCATCTAACTGCTCTTCTGGAGAAAGTAGTTCATCTGAAACTTCAGTAGTCATTGTTACTCTCTTAGAATCCAATCCTTCTTTTTCAGGGATCAAGAAACTTCTAAACTTTAAAGTATCAGTATCTCCAGTTATTCCTTTAAGCTCTCCTATTGTTAGATGTTGTATAATATCAGATATTCTTAACTCTCCGAAATCCTTAATAAGAAAACCTATCATCTTACCGAATAAACCTAACTGAATACGAGCATTCTGTTCTAATCTAGATATTTCAAACGCTGTTTGCTGTTGTGGTGATGGAATACCAGATTGCTGTGGATCTTGGGAACTCTCACTTACACTTGATTCTACTTTTTCAAGAGCATTAAATCCTGCTACTAGATCATTTCCTAGGTCTATTTTTTCTATTCTGGTTTCTTTATCTTTAATAGTGGTTATTGTTCCAGGCATTAATATTGAAGAATCTACCTCTTCATTACCAATTGCTGCTACTGGAGGCATTAATTGAAGATATGTTCCATCTATAATCATTCTATATAAAACATCTACTACATCTGCGTCAGGAGCTGTTTTAAACGCAGACGACTTATAATAAAAGAACTTTCCTTCATCAATTAACTCATATCCACTTTTAGCAAACGGGTATTTCTTGTCTAGTCTTGGGTTTGGTTCATCTGGTTCAGTAAGTAGTATTCCATTGACATATACTAACTGTAAGTCTAACTGACGATTATAATATATAATTTCTTCTACTAAACGATCTTGTAAATCTTCGTCATATTGCTCGTAAAAGGTATCCTTATTATCTCCTAGTAATATTTGAAGTCCTGGTTTTACAAACTCTTTAAAGTTTTTATTATTACCATACTTTACTTGAGCCAAACTATAATCAATTACCTTTCTCCAGATTAAATGTCCTTGTCTTTGGATCTTATTCTCATAGATATTCTCTATCCATAACTCATCAATAGGAACTAATGTATCGTGAAATCCTGAAAGCTCTTCATCTAAGACTTCTTTAGGTTCTGAAATTTCTCCGTTAGCATTCTTAGTCTTAACTTTACGCATTACTTTAGTAAACTCTGTGTGTATAATCGTAGCAGGATTTACTAAAGCAGCTATTACTGCGTATAAAAAGGTTCTTTCGTAATCTGATATATCTCCTACCCATTCCATTAAAGTCCTCATTACTGAAGCAGCATCTCTATCTTCTTGATCTTGATCATTCTGTGCGAATATCTTTGGAAAGATTAAGTTTCCCGTTACATGAGCAGCTATACTAATTATCTTATTACGAGTAATAGGTCTGATAGCTGTTGATCTCCATTCTTCATCTGGATTACTACTTGAGAATGGCTCAAAGTTATTAAAAGCCATCTGATCTCTTGATTGTCTATCTCTTAAACTAATATCATTAAACTCTCTGTATGGCTGACTCATTATCTTATCAGACGCATCAAAGTCTTTCATTACTTGTGCCGTAATCTTTTTTACCTCTTTTGAAGGATTATAATTTGAAGGTTCTGAAACAACATTACCTTTTTTATCTTTTTGTAATTCTAAATTGATTATCATTCATGTTTCAGCGTTTTTTATAAGTTGAAGGAGGTTTTACTCTATTTGTTACTACTTTACCTCCTGAAAAGTCTATTCTTGAAAATGTAAGCATTAAAGCGTCAGCAATATCAGGACTCTCATAACCTTCTTTCCTCATTTCATCTTTGGGCATTATCAATAATTGTCCTGAACTATCTTTTACTTTATACTTAATGTCTTCTAATTGATTCCAGTCATTATTGGGTTCTAATATCGCTCCTTGTTTAATCCATTGTCTTAATCTCCAGTAATTCTCTGCTCTTTTATTAAAGTAAAGCTTTGAATCTTGAGCTTTTTCTGATACTTTAACTCCGTTAATTGTTCTTACTTTTTTATTATAATTTTCTTCTAAACGATCACAAACTCCTTTTCCTACTCCTATTGAATCTACAAAAATGTTATCTGGCAAAATATCGTATTCATTTCCGATCTGAATAATTCTACCAACTAAATCCATTGTATTCTCTGATTGATATTTAAGAACTACTTTAGCTGTATTATCCCATCTTAAAACGATTACATTATAATTTCCTCCTCCTTCTGCTACATCAACTCCCATTCGTATTTCTCCAAAAGGATTAACTTCACCTTGTTTAATATCACTTTCTGCTAACAATACAGAATATCCTTTCTGATCTATCATATCTGCGTCAGGGAACTTACAACCAAATAATATATCAAAGTTCGGTTTCTTTTTTGCTTCTTCAATAAACTCTTGTGTATATCTACCTTCTTTTAAACCTTGGAAATAATCAATAAATATCTTTTGATACTTTTCACTTCTCCAACTCTTTAAAAAGTGATTTCTATAAAAAGGGTTTCCGATCTTACAATAGAATCCATCTTTGTATCCAGCAATCATACGATAAATTGAAGACTCTGTCTGATCGGGGATTAAACAACTCTCATCTTGAATAACTATTTTAGCACCTTCTCCCATAGCAGATTCTACTCCTTTTACAGCGTTTCCTGCTTGAGCTGATACAACGAATATACCTCCTTCGTTGTTTAGTATAATACGCTCTTTGCTCTCCTCTTGTCTTAATCTTTCAAGCTTTGTATTCTTTTCAAGCTGTGACCAAAATACAGGATTATCTGATAAATGCTCAATATAGTATCGCATTATTATCTTTGCTTTTTCTTTGTTAGGAGCTACTACTGCTACTAACTCTTTCTGAATACAACTGATTACTAAACAAGCTAATGCTGTTATTAAAGAATTATGAGTAGGAATCATTGTCTTACCTACAAGATATATTCCCCCTTCAACCTGAATACAATTACCACTCTCTGACTCTATGTCTATTATTTCTTTAATTCTAATACTTCGTTTACTTTCTCTATAATTTACTTTTTTTCTTAAAAGAACTGTTGGTATATTTATGTTGGGTTGAAATCCTAAATAATATACATCCTTTTTTCCTTGTATTCCACTTGATGATTTACACGCTTTAACTTTTGTTATGCTTGTTCTTATCCCCAGTCCGTGAATTATATCTCTAACATCATCAATTAAAATTTTATTAGTATTTATTATATATACTCTACCATTTTTCCATCCTTTTTCTCTATAATCCTTATTAACCGATCCATCAGTATCTATTAAACCAGCTAATAATTCCAATCTATCTTTCAACGAAGCTAACTTATATTTTAATGGAATGTGCTTATTATTATATAAATTATTCTCTCTTAATCTGTCTAATAATCCATTTTTGTAAAATTCAAATGTTTTTATTCCTGTTATTTTATGAATATGAACTGCTGATAATTTATATGGTATTCTATCAATAATGTCTTTATCATTTGGATGTATTGTTATTGATGGCTTTTTTGATGTTCCATCTCCCAACCAAGCTCCTAAAAAATATGGATCAATGTCTAATTCTCCTTTTCCTTCTAAGGGTTTAACCTTAGGAATTGACATTATTATTTTATATTTTTCTATCTCATTGGTTTGAATCACTTTATATTCATCCCAATTTTCATTCCAAACAATCCATTCATGATTTTCATGACATTTTATCTTTTCTCCATTTGTAAAAATTACTTCTTTATTAGCAAACTGCTTTTCTCCTATTACTATTATTTTGACTCTTTTTCCTAAATGGTTAAAAACATAATCTCCTACTTTTAATTCTCCATGTTTTTTCCATCCTTTATTAGTCCAAACTGGAACATCATTAGCTATTAGCTTTCCATATTGAGTAGAAGTTATAATCTGAACTCTATTCTTGTTTCTAAATATCAATGAACTAAATATATCTAACTGACCTTCTGTTATTGCTTCATTTGCTGGTTTCCCGTCTATCTGGAATAACTTTAGTAGATTCTTTGCTAGTTTCTTTTGTTTCTCCTGTAAGGTCATTTATTAAATCATTTAATTTTTCTGCGCCTTCTTTTGCCTGAGATGTTAAACTTATATCTGCTTCTATTGGTTGCTTTGGTTTTCCATCTACTCTATCTATTATATCTTTTATCATTGCCACATCTTCACCAGTTATTGCTTTCTTTATTATCTTTAAAATAAGAATATCTAAATATGATCGTCTTTCTTTATTACTTGGATCGTCTGGTATTTCCTGTAATTTCTTTTTAAGTGCTGCTACAACTGATAATGTTCCTTTCGGCTTTCCTTTTGGGTTTCCTGATTGACCCTTTTTAAACCGATGTTCTTTAGGTGGCTTTTTATCTCCTACCTTATATTCTCCCTGATTGCTCCCTGCTTTATCGTTGACATCATTCTCTTTTTCTTGTGTAGTTTCTTCTGACATATTTAATCCCACATACCATCTAATAATGTTATTTGATCTTTCATAATTTTCTCTTCTTTTTCCTCTGCCTTTTAGCAGACTTTAATCTTCTAACACCTGATGATGGTTTAATAGGCATGATTATTTAATCTTAAATTCTCTTTTTAAACTTTTTATTCTTTTTTGATACTCTTTCCAACATTTTTCACACAATACATCACCTTGCCCCAATTCATCTTCATATCCTTTAATTGGTTCGTCTTTTCCACAATTATTACAAATATATTTTATCATTTTTTCCTTTTACCACTAATAATAGCTCCAAAGAAGCGTCTTTGCTTAGCTGTGATCTTCTTTCCTCGTATTTTTCCGTCTTTAAGGATCAATTTAGCTTTAGATTTGGTTAATTTAGCCATTTTTTATCTTCAGCTTTTATTAATGCCTCGATAGAGTTTAATTTAGTTCTACCTTTATCTAACTCCTTTTGATTATCTTTTATTACTTGCCCTACTAATAGATCACAAGGGACTATTTTACCATCTTTATCCTTTTTAGTAGTTCCATTCTCTTGGATTACATCAAAGGCATTCATTTCAGCTAAAAAGTCTATTGATATTTCTAACTTGACTATTCCTTCTAAACATTTATTATATTCGTTTAATAGAAAGAACTTCTTTGATAATTTACCGATTTCTTTTTTAAAAAACATAATAAAAAAACCCGAAAAACGGGTATTAACTTAAAACTTTTGTTAAATTGTGTTGATTTAACATTGTCATATACTTTAATTATCCTATTTTCAAGAAGTGTTGTCAAATAGGATAAGCTGTGGAAAACTATTTAATAATATATTCTAATTTTCTAACAAGCTCTTCATTCGCTTCAGTTATTTCATCTCTATTGATAAATCTTGCTTCTCCTGTTGAATTTAATCTTTCTAGTAAAAGATGTATCATCTCATGTTTTGCCACTTCTTTAATATCATTATCCGATATTTTGTCGTGATTACTCCAATCTCTTGAAAAAAACTCTGTCTTGCCAATAAAGACATTCTTTTTTGAATAATTCAAAGTGTTTATTTGTTATTTTCATTTTTCCTTAAAGGTTTAAGCCATTCCATACATTCTTGCTTGGCTTTTCTTAATGGAATTATCTCTCTGTGCCATTCTTCTAAATCATTGTACTTATCTTTACCGAGCCAGTTAATCATAAACTCTCTATACTCTCCTTGCTTCTCGTATTCCCAGCCCTTAGAGTTTCCATAATGACATGGATAACATAGAGTAATACAATTCTCTGGATCATATCTTGTTGCTGAAAATCCTCTACCCCAAAAATGAGAACATTGAAGACCTGATTCTTTATGGCATCTCATACACATTCCATCTCTATTTCTGATAAATTCACTAAATTTTCTATCAGCAACTTGTGTAGACCAAACTCTTTTTATCTTTTTTTTCATTTTACAAAAAATCTATAATTACAATTTGGACATTTAAGACAACCTCGATGAAAACCTTTTTTAGATTGAAGTATTATTTCTAAATTCTCAATTCTATTATCATCTTTTACTGCATTCTTATGATGTATTATCTCATATGGTTTTAAATATCTTTTCAAATGTTTTTCCATCACTAATCTATGTTCTAAGACATATCCTGTTATTGTCTTAAATGGATGATTAGGAGATTTTATCGAAACATATCCACCTGAATACTTAATTCCACCTTTCCATTGTGGATTCAATTCTTTTATTTTTGAACAAGCATTATTACAATAGTTTGATTTTCCATCTCTTGAAAAAAAACTTTTATTACAATTTTTACAACCCTTAACTATTCCATATACTTTCCTGTAATAATCCCTTGGCATTCCTTTAGCTCTATATCTATAATGATTTTTTACATATTCTATAATATAATATCTATTATTTTTTTTGTTTAATTTTATTTCCATTCTTTAATTATATCATAAAAGTGTTCTTATTGTAAATCTTTTATCCACAGCGTAAGCATTTCTTATCTCTTTGTACTATAAACTGACTGAAATACTTATCTGCTATTTTTGTTGACCAGACTTTATTTCTCATCTTCTAAAACTAATTCATCTTTTTTACCTCTTAACACTTTTCTTTTAGACTTTCGCTCTCTAATGATTACTACTTTTTCATTAGTTTCTTCATCTAAAGTTATTATAACATTGAACTTATCTGTATTAAAGAATTCTTTAGTTAAATTATATGGCTTTAAAAGAATATACTTCTCTTCTTCTAATAATTGATTTCCGTTAGTAGATCTCATTAGTTATATTCTCCATATGATTGCTAAAGCCATGAGAATTCCTCCCATTACAATATAAATGTTTTGTTTGCTTGCTATTCCTTCTTTAAGATAAAAAACAGCTAATAAACTTAAAACAAGTATCTGAACTATATCCATTGTATCTCTTATTGTTAATAATTGTTCTTCCATAGTTATTATTTAATTTATTGTTGTGGGCAGTTTTGTTTCTTCAATAATCTCAAGAGTTTTTTTATTCCATTCTTTTTGTAATCTTATTGCTTCCTTTTTAGCATCTTCAAAAATTTCAAAAATATCTCTTTCTGCTCTCGTTGTATAACCAATTTCATATCTTTTAAAGGATTTTCCACCAAAATTTATTGATTTAATTGAATCATATTTTATTTTATAAATCCCATCTCTCTTATCAAGCCAGAACAATGTTTCTCCTATATTGTATTTTGTTTTAATCTCCATAGTTATTATTTAATTTATTGTTGTGGGTTTATTAGCAATCTTCTTTTAAAGTTTCAAAAATGTCATACAATCCAAGAACTTCTGCCAAATCTCTTCGTAATTGTCTTTTTTCATACCTTCTTCCATTATCAAAATAATGATTCTGCATCTCTTTAACTTCTTTTTCAGTCATTCTTATTATTTTTGGTTTCTTTTTATTCATATTGATTGTGTGTTATTTAGTTTATTATTGTGGGCTTTTGGGGAAATGGGATTTTCACCCACAACGGACCTTTGATGTAATCACCGTCATTTATGTACTCTGCAGTTTGATGTTATCTCTCTTGCAAGTTCGCCCTGCGTCGTTACGCTTCCCCCAGAAACCTACAATGTTATTATGTTTTAATATGCTTGGAATACTTCATTATCTTTCGCACAAAAACACTCTTCTCCTTTAAAATTATATACTTTTCTTTTTATGTAGTCAGATTTTAATGTTTCACAAGCTCTTTGGCAATCATTGCTTATCATTTTCTTCTGTTCTTTAACCCCTCCTCTTTCTTTAATACTAACTATTGGCACAATAACAACTGCCGTGAATATAACTATTATTAATATGATTATTATAATTGCGTTTTTCATAGTTATTATGTGTTATATCTTTTTAAAGATGTTTTATTTGTTGGCTTTTAAATCTTTTTCTATTCTCTCCAATGTTTTTGCTATATTATTATATCCGTTTTTTTTTAACCAAGTAGTCAACTTCATATCTCTTTTTACCCCGAAATCTACTCCATAATCTTTTTCCAACTCCCTTATTGTTGCTTCTTTCTTCATATTATTTATACTTACTATTCTACTATTACTCCTAATGCTATTAAGAAATCTGGTATTTGTTTTTTTGTTATTTTTGTTGTTCCGCCTTTTCCGTATAACTTTGTATGATAGAAATCAGCACCTTCCAAATAAGCATCTCTCAAATTGGTACCTCCCAAATCAGCATCTCTCAAATTAGCACCTCTCAAATTAGCACCTCTCAAATTAGCACCTTCCAAATTAACATCTCCCAAATAAGCACCTTCCAAATTAGCATCTCCCAAATTGGTACCTCTCAAATTAGCACCTCTCAAATTAGCACCTCTCAAATTAGCATCTTTACTAACAGCTTCTTCTACTGCTTCTTTTAGAGTTTCTTTTTCACTTTCCCACAATAAAGAACCTCCTATTGTTTTTATTTCTATTTTAGCTTTCTTTTTTTCTTTGTCGCCCTCTTTTTGAACAACATCTTTGATTTTTTCCCAAGTTTCATCAGAAACCTCAATTTGTTTTGACATAATTTTTAGTTAGTTTATTATACTTACTCTTTATTGATGATTCTATTTGTTCCCAAGATTTACTCTTGCTTCCTAATGCTTCCGATAAGAAGATTGATTTAACTTCTTTTAATACTTCTTTTCTTGCGAGGGTTATTTCTGATAAGATGAATTGTTTTATCTCATTGCTATCAAACCCTCCGTGAATTATTTGATTTACAAACTTCTTATCAAATCTTTGTTCTGGTGTCATATTAGTTTTTTTTAATTAAATAGATTAACATTTTTACTCTTACATCTGCTTCTGTTTTGGCTTCTATTAATGGAAAATTATCTAATATATCACTAACACCTTTATAGTATGTTTTCCAATTTTCAGATTTATAACTATAATGAAAATTCGGCAAAAACTCTCCTAACTCTGCTACTGTATAAGCAGGATAATACTCATGATGTTTATTAAAATCATATTCATTTTCACATACTATTTTCCAACCTTGTCTTTTAAAAGGATTGATCCAATAAAACAAACTCTCTTTCTCAAAACCTAACTCTTTAAGCTCTTTGGCATATTTTAATGATATTACTTGTTCTGTTGGTGTCATGGGTTTGTTATTCATTGGAGTAGTTAAGATATTAGTTAATTACGTTTAAGGTGGTTAATCGTTGTTAAGTAATGATTTGATTTTATCTCTCATATTCTCGGCTTCTTGTTTTGTTTTAAACATATTACCAAACTCTGCTCTTGCTTTATCTCTATTACTATCTTGAAATTCTTTTACTCCTATTGCTCCCTTACTACTAATATAATAATAATTTCTTTCTGGCTTCCATTTCTTTGGTTGTTGGAGTTTTAATGCCCTACATTTCCAACAACCGATAAGCCTCCCTTCTTTTATCCATACATGTTCACATTCCTTTTTCTTTTGGTTGCTTGGTGGTTCTATCGCTCCACATTTTTTACAAGTAAACATTGTTGTTCCTGCTTCCCATTCATGTTCACATTCTTTTTTCACTTCTTCCTTGCTTTTAAGATAGTCTATTGGTTTATTTATAGTTGCTCGGTTTTCTTTTATTTCTTCCAATGCTGAATAATGTTGTTCTTCATCTATTGGTTGTATTTTCTCTGGTAGTTGTTTCATGTTATTTTATTATTATTCCCTCTACGACTTGATTATTATCTAGCTTAATCTTTACTTTTTTGCCTGTTTCTGGTTCATCTGATAATCCTGTTTCTCTTAAAATACCATATTCTATATTCCCTTTTAATAGTTTTCCGCAAGTTATTGTTTTGTCTTCATCTGTTGCTTCTCCCCAAGTTTTTATTCCAGCATATGCGTTTAAACCAAATGATAAAGTTGTTTTACAAATAATTGATAGTCCTGCTGATATTCCACAGGAGTCTCCAGCTTCAATAGAGCCTCCAGCTTCAATAGAGCCTTCAGCTTCAATGAAGTCTCCAGCTTTAATAGAGTCTCCAGCTTCAATAGAGCATCCAGCTTTAATGAAGTCTCCAGCTTCAATAGAGCCTCCAGCTTCAATAGAGCCTCCAGCTTCAATAGAGCCTCCAGCTTTAATAGAGCCTCCAGCTTTAATAGAGCCTCCAGCTTTAATAGAGTATCCAGCTTCAATGAAGTCTCCAGCTTCAATAGAGCCTCCAGCTTTAATGAAGCCTCCAGCTTCAATAGAGCCTCCAGCTTTAATGAAGTCTTCAGCTTTAATGAAGTCTCCAGCTTCAATGAAGTCTCCAGCTTCAATAGAGTATCCAGCTTTACTCAATATATATCCATCTGCCCTTAATCTACCCTCAATATCAATGCCACATTCTAATTCAAGATTGCCATCTACATTATATCCATAATCATCTTTGAACTTTTCTAGGTCTTTTGGTTTTTTGATTGTGTATGTTTTCATGTTATTTTATATTAGATATTTATAATATGCTACTAAACAAAATGACTCCGACTAACATACCGATCAAAAGCTTTGCTATTTCAATGAGTATTTTGTCTAATTTATTATTTTTAACTATTATTTTCATTTAATTCTGTTTTTTGCTTCTATAATAATTCTATCAAGCGAATCTTTAAAATCTTCTTCATTTTCAATCCCTATAAAATCAACATTATAATTCTTTTTAATTCTCTGATAAAGATATTCACTTTCACTTAATTTTTCTACTAATTTTCTATATGTTCTTTGGTATTCTGTTCCCAATGAATGATATATAAAAATACCTTTTTCATCACTCGCTTTCCTTAATCTTTTAATAAATAAATTGTTTTTTTGAAAAGCATTTATAATCCTTTGTTTGTATTGTTCTATTTTTAAATTATATTCATTCATATTATTATCGCCACGCTTTGCCTTCTGCTTATGGCGTGGCACTGGGCTTAATCATAGAACTAAAGGTTAAGTGAAGGAAGCCCTATTATGTTCTCTCCGAGTCGCCCATGACCTCTTGAGTATACTCTTAAGGAAAGGAACGACTCAGATTTAGTATTGATCAGGAGATGGAAGTGTTATACCCATTTCTCCTGCTACTCTTTCTATTTTATCAAGATACAAACAGAACTGAATTTTATCTAATACCGTAGTTGATCTAACTACTGGTATTCTTTGTTTATGATCTGTTAAAAACATTGATCTGAAAGTTACGTGTAATTCATCAGTCGTAAATCCTGTTTCATTTGATATTATACTTAACCATAACCAATAAAGTGCGTTCTGCTGTAAACTTCTAATGGCCCGAACTTTCTTAATCTCTATCTGAACTTTTCCTTTTTTCAATGATTTTAAATACTCATCTATTCTTTTTAATACCTTTTCAGTATCCTCTAATTCAGAAAAGAACATCATATTAGAAAGGGATATTACCTACATCAATCTCATCATTTTTTTCCTGTATTGGTTCTTGAACTACTCCTGATGGAGAATTAGGTTTCTGGATCACTGGGGCTGGAGCTGTTGCATATCCTCCTTCTTTCTTTTCTTGTAGTTCAGAAAGATAAACAATGTAATCTGGTTGATTGTCTTTTTCTTTTTTCTTATTAATAAATACAACTATTGGAATATCTCCTCGCATATCTTCTAATACTCCTGAGAAGTATTGTTTTTCTTTTTCAGATGACTTTAGCCATAATGCACCAAGTTTTTTCATATTATTTACTCCATTTATTTAATTCTTTTTCTCTTCTTTTGACTTTCAGAAGAGCTAAAAATACAGGTAAATCTTTTTCATAATCACTTTCAGTTCTTTCAATTACTTCAAACTTCCCTGTTTCTTTATCTATATGGATAATCAATTGTTGATCTATTTTCTCTTTGTATTCTTCTTCATAAGCATTCTTGTATCCTGCTTCTTGGTAATAGGCCTCTGTATAAACTCCCTTGCCTGTCTTATAATCCAATAAAGTATGTTTTCCATTAACAGTTGCTATCGCATCTAATTTCCCAACATACTCATGCTCCATAGAATAGATCAATTCTTCACTTTTAATAAACTTAACTTTATTCTTGTTATACCAATCAAGAAACGCAGTTATACCTTTGATCACTTCAATTGGTGCGTCATCTGGTATTTCTGGCTCTTTTTTACGCTCTACCTTGGCTCGTGAAAAGCTTTCTATCCAATCATGAACCATATCTCCAAAAGTCGCTGCTTCATCTCTCTCAGCATCATATCGGACTACTGCTTCATCTATAACTGGATACAACTCATTAATACTAATACTATCTGATTTTATCTTTTCTAAATAATCATACAAAAAGGATTTACATAATCTTGAAGCCCATATCATTAAATGTCTACTCTTATCTTTCATTCCAGTTGCACCAGTAACTGATATTAAATAGTTCTTCCTTCCTGCTAATTTATATCTATGAGAATTAGGATAAAAAGTAATCTCTACCTTACCATTATATTTCTTGATTATTTCTTTATTTGTTTTTTCCATTTGATTTTTTAAGTTTATCTTTAGCAACCTTTACCGCTTCCTTTTTTTCGTCTTTCTCGTCTGATTTCTTAATCTCTTCTTTCATTATCTGTTCTGTATTACTCCATTGATAAGTTTTATTTCCCTGACAAGCATTAATGATTTTAGAAAAATCTGGCTCTACGAGTTTTCCTAATTGACCAGTTCTATCTTTAGCAGTATATTTGTCATTAGTAGGATCAACTATCAATACTCTTTTATCATCTCCTGCTTCAGTCTTAACAACTGTCATGTAAGCTACTATATCAACTAATGCTACTAAATCATCAGCTAATTTAGTTTCTATCTTTGGTCTTTTAATCATCCTTCCTTCATCATCCTTTTCTGTAAGATGAGCAACTAAAATGATATGCTTTCCAGTATCTCTTAATGCCTTGATATACATTTTAAGAGTAGTTTTAAGCCATCCCCATCCAGCCATTGTTGGACTTCCATCTCTTTGAACTAATTTGCTATCGGCCTTGGCGATCATAAAAGTCTTAAGTTTTTCCATTAACTCACCAATTGGATCAATTACTATTGTTTTATACTTATCCTTTTTGACCTCATCTAAAAAGTCTTTCATATCAGACCAAGTTCTGATCTGTGCTATATCTACTTTTATTCCTCTTAACCCAAAGTATTTTGATCCATTTTCACAATCTGCTAATAATACATCAGGGCCTGTTGAGGCAAATGTTGTTTTTCCAACTCCTCCTTCTCCATAAACCATCATTACGACTGAAGGTTGAAAAGCTGGATCTTTTGTGTTTATTATATTCATGTTTTTTTTAAGTTTATTCGGGGAAAGGACACCGTTGCCGATAACCCTGCCCCCGAATGCAACCGTGTTTTAATTTACTACTTTAAATAAGAAATAGGAACTTCAAGGAAATTAGCACATTCTTTTATATTATTGACCATTTCAAGTAATTCCATTCAATTTTATTTAAATTAATAAACGACCATTTAATTATCTACTCTTTGACACTCCTCTAAAGCGTCTACTTTGGCTTGATAGCCTATTCTTCCATAGTATTCAGCTTCTCTCACTTCTCGTTCGCTTTCTTCGGAAGTCATTTTTCCCTCGGCGATCCATTTTTTGTGTATTGATGGTTTCATATTAGTAATAGAAAAAGAACAAAAGCAAATAACATTGGGATAAAGAATGCGATGAATGTTTTATTTGATTCTTTCATTGATTTTTATTTATTGGTTGATAATACGACCTTTTTAATTCCTGGATTACTCTTTTCAATCCGTTCAAAATATCTCTTTTTAATTTTAGTAACCATAACAGGGGAGATATTAAACTCCCTTGCTATGTCAATCTGATATTCACCTCTATTTATCTTTTGAATTATTAAATTGTTTCTTTCTTTTTTTTCTCTTCTCATAATAGTTTATTAACTTCTATTTTTAGATTAACAAATCATTAACACCCTGTCAAGTTAATAACTCTTCCTCTTCTCCACATAAGCCACAGGTTGTGATCCACACTTATCCCGATTAGGACATGCCCAAAACTTCATTTGCCCATAATGATATATTTTCTCTGGAGTGCCACAATTAGGGCATGTTGGAGCTGTTGGAATGGGATGTTTTTTTCTCATGATCATTGTTTAATATTCTAAATCTTGCCATTTTTTATTCCCTTTTAATGATTTACAATTTATCTTATGCCTCCAATAAACTTTACTATTACAACAAGAATGACAATTTTTAATTCTATTCCAAGTTTCATCTTTACGACTTCCACCCGTTCCATCCAAAAAACTTCTTCTATAAGCATTTATCTTGCCAGTCTTACAATAAAGATTATTTATCGTTTTTATTCCTTGAACTTTTACATTATTCATTAATTGTTTTTTTCCGTCAATTTTTATCCATTTTAAACAACTATCTTCAAATTCTCCAACATATTTTTTGACAAAATTTATAAGCCATTCATCACCAAAATAATCATTTACTTTATGTATTTCAAATCTTCTTCTTCCTTTGTCATCATCATATTCAAATTTAAATTCTATTTCTTTTAATTTCATTTCTTTCTTCATAATCTTATTTAGTTAGTTTATAATTTAACATAGGTTAATTTAAGAACTGCTTATCTTCTTGTTTCATGGTTGTTTAAGTTTTTTGATCTCTTTAAAATCAAAATTACTTTTTTTGCTTTCAAGATATTCCCTTCTTGCTTTAACTTCTTCTGGCCTACCTTGATTATCTTCTAAAATGGCCACTAAATAGCTTGGATTAAATATCCCATGGGGGCAAACTATTATTTTATTACCCTCTACTATTTTATCCATTATGTTTTTTACTTGATCCTTATTTAGAATAGGGATCGTTTCTTTTGTATTGTTTAATAAGATTTTGTACATATTATTTTATTTTTAGGACGAGCCAAGGATTTGCACCTTGGAACTGCTATGGGCTAAAAAAGAAACGACTTATGATGTGTGTCTATCCTTTTTATAAGTAATAACCCAGCTTTACCTATTCCGCCACTCGTCCATAATTATATTATTCCTACTTTAATTTTCTTTTGACCTTTAAATTGATCTACCTTACTAAACCAAGTTGTTAATCTTCGGCTTAATTCAAATGTCTTCTGAAGCTCCCAGCGTTGTTTTTTTCCTGAAGCGTTTGGTTCTGACCAGTATGCTTTAAACTTTTTAAGCTCTCTTAAAGCGATATCTTTTTGGACGCTCTTCTTTTCTACTATGTGATCTACTACTTTTAAAAAGTTATCTTCGTTTTCTAAAAATAATATCATTGTTTCTTTTGGGGAGAGTACACTCTCTTCTTTATCATTCTTTTCATTCTTATTCATTCTTGTTTGTGTCGCTCTGTTGTCGCTCTGTTGTCGCTCTGTTGTCGGTTTTGATGTCGGAATATCTTCTTCTATTTGGTATTCACTCCATTTTTTAATGGTAATTACACGAAACTTGGTAGTTTTTTGTTGTCGGATTTGCTGTTGGCTTTCAAAGAAATTAAGGATATCTTCTATTGTTGTTTCTGGAACACCAGTTTTTTCAGCGATCTTTATTCTTGATGTAATAAACTGCCCACCCTTTATTTTTATTAGTTCTTTATTCCAAATGATTTCTTTCTCTTTATGATTACAAGATAATAATAAATGTATCCAAATATGTAGATAACTTGATTTTTTATAAAGAGGGTTATCTTGTAGTTTTCTATGAAGTTTTACATATCCTTGGTTTGACATTTTATCATAATAAATGAAACGCCCCCTCATCAGTGAAGACATGGGGGCATAATTTAAGATCCTAAATTATATAATAACGATAAATGTCTTCACTGGTATCTTCATTTTATAACACCTGTTAAACCCTGTCAAGTGTTAATAAAAAAGCCCCGCGGAAATTCCGCTGACCTTTTCTAAAACAAAAACCCCGTTAAGGGCTTTTGTTTAACTGCAAGAAGAGGAAACTCAATTCCTCTGTTCCAAGAAGGTGTTTTTGGAGATGGTAGGGGGCTAATCCATTTAAACCTTACTCCTTGTATATGAATATCACAGGATAGTCATAATACTAGTAGGACTCTCAACCATTGTTATATCTCGGATAAAAGAGCCGACCTCTTATCCAAAGCCACATTCATTGGTGGCACTCAACCTTCTCAGAACAGAAGACTAATTCCTCTGTTGTAGGCAATATAGAGCACTTGCCCACAACGGAGAAATCAATTCTCCGAAAGCTCTCCTAACAGCCGAGAGAGCTTTTCCAATCGTCTGGATTACCTATTGATCCATAATCGTCTTCTCACTCAGCTTCTTCTTCTTCTCCCTCTGGAGTTTCAGGCGTTTTCTCGCCTTCTTCCTTCTCATCAAAATGATTAGATTTTTTAATATTCTCAATTTTTTCTAATGGCTGAAGATTATTCAACGCCCAACACTCTTTAAATTCTTGATCTTCTGGGGTTGTATAATTAAATAAACTTCTTGGTTTTATGTGATCAATCACCCAATAATTACCATAATTATCCCAAGACATATTTTTATCAAATTGACTTTCAAGATGTTTCATTAAATCTTCTAATGTAAAATTTACTAAAATTTTCCACCTTTTACCTGCTTTTTTACCTTTTAAACTATGACGAATATAAGATCCAACATTGTCATCTAAACGATATTTCGGATCTGTATCTCTTCGTTTTTTTTCATATATTATTCCTTGCTTTATTTTTTTTTCTTTGTTCTTTTGATATCGTTTTCTATCAAATATCTTCATCTTTCCTTTATTTTCCTGACGATATTTTCTCTGTTTCTGAAGTATTTTTTCTCTGTTTTTTTGGTACCATTGTCTATTATATTTATTATGTTTTTCTCTATTTTTTAAACGCCATTTCTTAATTTTTTCTTTTACCTTTTTTTTATTTTTTTGATACCATTTTTTTTTGTTCTGTTTTTCTTTCTCTTTGTTTTTATACATAAATTAAAAAATCAAAATCCCGCCTCAACACACAAAGAAAAGGCGGGATTTAGTGTGTGTTGATATTGTTTATTTATCCAATTTTTTATTCAGTTTCCTTTTCGCTTTCTTCCGTTCCCTCTTCTTCCCCTTCTGGCTTCTCTTCGTTTTCATTGGATTCTTCAGAAGATTCCTCTTCAGCTGGAGTTTCCTCTTCTGGTGTTTCAGCAGTTTCCTGCATTTTTAATTCTTCAATCATAATAGTATATAGTTAATTGTTAATAACCGACCATTTATAATGTGATTCCTTGCTTGGTTACTGCTCTTAATATTATCATTATAATACCTGCGATAGTGATGGTAACACCACTTACTAAATCAGCCTGAATAGCAGTTAAGATTCCTATTACTACTTCTATTGTACCAACCCAAATTGTTTTAGACAAATATATTTTTTTCATATTTATTTGTTAAATTGATTATTTAATTTTTCCCTTGTTAGTGGTCCGACAAAACCACTACGAGGAAATATATTATATCTTATTTGAAAGTTTTTTACAGCCTGAAAAGTTAATGATCCAAAATATCCTGTGCTTTTATAATTCATACATCCAAGATAATTAAGACAATCTTGTAAAATCTTTACTTCTTCATTCTGTAATCCTTTGTAAAGATTATTAATGAATTCATATTTTGGTTTCTCTGGTTTTTTAAGTAGCTCTTTCCAATTATTAGGAAGATCATTAACTATTGCCCACGCCGAAAAAGGTAAATACTTTTCATTAAAATATCCGTATCCTTTTTTACCCCAATGTTTGCCCCATGAATTTTGTATAGTTATATATTCTTTATCATATCCTACAGCATAAACAGCATGACCCCACTGATGTTCCCCTGATTTAGGAGGTCGTATATATGCTGACTTCCAACCTTTGTTGCTTCCTTTAAAACCTATAAGAACTCCGCCAAATTCGTAAATTGCCCGTTTTAAGCTCTTGTAATCACAAGGGACCCTGATATATCCACCTATGCGATATTCATCGCTTACAACGCCGTCTACTGGCTTACAACCTATCTTCTGAAGGACTTTAAGACCACTACGAAAGTATGTACCTGGGTAATCTGGCATACCATCTGACTTCTTACATTCAGAATACAACCACCAAGCATCAAAATCTATAAAGTTTCCTTCTATTCGTTCCTTGTTTTCTTTTAAACTAGATGTTGAGCAACCTACACATATTGGATCACTACCTTGTTTTTTAACTCCTAATACATAAGGAATTGTATAACTCTCTGGTAATGGGGATTCCTTTTTACTGACTGCTGACATTGATATGTCCCTGTAATCTATTGGATCTTCTAAAAGTCCAGTTCCGTATTCTTTTTTAAACCATTTTCTAATTAAATCTAGTAAAAACATATTATTATTTAGTTATTTGTCCTACTTAATGTCCTACATAATAAAGAGGGGGAGAGCAGAAACCTTTATGTTTCTTTGTGTAGCCGTTTAGGCTAGTTCTGCTCTCGCCCTTTGGTTAATCTCCTTTCCGTGGAGATTTTAGTCTGGTATAAACTACCAGATCCTTTCCTTGTTCCGTTGCTTGTCTTAGCAAAGCAACTAACTTGTCGCTTAGCTTCTGTATACCAACCATGGTTTCAATCCTATATCCTACGATGTCTTTGCTGACCATTATATCCTCCTGTCCCTGGAACTGTAAACCTTTCTCTTTCATGGCGATGACGATCCCTACGAGGAAGTCGTCTATTACCAATTCTCAAGTATTGACAATTCCTTTTGGCGATACAATAGAATACTACCTTACGGGGTGGAATCTCTCTGTCTGTTCGTGAGCAAAATCCAACTAACATCGGAAGCTCCTTTCTAAAGAACTACTTTTCTATTTCTAAGTATGTTTTAATCGTGTTAATGTCTAATTTAATTTGGTTAATATCATCTGAAACATCATCTATATCTGTCTCATTTTTTACGATGTCTTCTTTTAAATGTTTTAAATGATTCTCTTTAATTTCTTTTATGTCTTTCTTAATTTCTATTATATCATTTTTCGGTTGATTAAAATATATAAAACCACCCAATAAAGCAGTATAGATTCCTACCATTAAACTTAATCTTTTTAATGTAATTCCGTTGTTGTTTGTTGACATGGTTTTTTGATTGTGGTATTATTTAGTAATGAAAAACATATAATTTATTCTTTCAATTTATCATGCATTTTGGAAAAGGTAATAAATTACAAGATGAAATAAATCCTACTGGAGGGGAAGACAAATATTTTTCATGGGAGAACTTTGAAATGATGTTTTGGGCTTTCATTATTTTGTTAATTATATTATTATTTAGATAATTTTTTCAGTATCTCTTCTTCCATTTTTTCAGAAACTATTTTTTCTTTAACCCATAATTGCAGTAAAGCAAGACCTTCATCTGGTTTTGCTTTTATTCTTTTAATTAATTTATCAACGATTTCTCTTTCATATTCTTTTCTTATTCTGTCTTTAGCAATATCTTTATACACATTTTGTGGATTTTCACCTTCTTGAGTTCTTAAAAAATATTCAACTGTCTGTTTTTCTGTTAAAGGAGTTCTTTGTTTATCAAAATATTCTTGAGCTTCTTTGGTGGAATATTTGCCAAATAGTATAACTTGGAGCCATTGATTTTGATTTATCGGAAATTGAAGTTTATCTGATTTATTAAACGATCCCATTTTATCAACACCTTCAATTCCTTGAAATATCTTTTTTAATTGCCCACCTCCATAAGGTAATACAAAATCAAAAACAAAGTTTGTTGGAGTTCTAAAAACTCCTTCTAATGCTGATGTTATTGGAATACCGCCAGGATAAATACCGACCTCACTTCTGCCAAAGTATTTCTTTCTAATGTCATGTGGAACAAGATTAGCAAAAAATTGTCCTCCAGCTACTGATGATAACGCTTCTCCGCCTATACGGCCAATTCCTTCTGACCATGTATCTGCTTCCATTGCTTCTCCTGCCGCTCTTATTGGATCAGGAAGCGGAGTTCTACCCATTGTTTTATTAAATAAAGTATTGAATAAAAACAATGTTATAGCTGTTTCAGTTGCCGCTCTTGTGGCTTTTACAGGATTTTTAAATATCTTTTTAAATACTTCATCTGCCCAAAGTTGCGCGTGAGTATTAACTTCTAATTGAAATTGTAATGGTAAACTTAATACTCCGCTTTCAAATGCCAATGCTTTTTCACCTATTGATCTTGCCCCTACAATACTTGCTGTAATTTCGTCTGTTTTTTGTATAAGTTCCAATCCCCTATATCCTTGAGAATAAGCATTGTTAAAAGATGCTCTCCATAATCCCTTAGTTATATTTTTTTCTATTACTTCAAATGGAATAGAAGCTATCTTTTCGCCTCTTTTAATTATTGTTGGAAAAACAGACTCTCCATGATGTAATCCTTTTTCTCCATATCTTCTTAAAAGAAATTTAGATTTTAAAAGAGGATCATTTTTTCCTAAAAAAGGAGAAACTGCTTGAGTCAAAAGTCCTTTAGAAGTTCTGATAATGTTATTTTTCATTACAGAATTAGGCACTCCAGAAATCTGCATAACAGCTGAACCAACATTTCCTATAATTCTATTTTTAGCTAAACGAGTAGAAGCTTGAGATATAAGTTGAATTGGTTTTCTGCCTAACACTCTATTCATTAAAGCCCTGTCAAATGGATTAGTTTTTCCAGCTAAACTATCTGCCGCATCTCTTAGTGAAAAGATAAACTGATTTACATTTTTAGTTTTTAAAGTATTATGAGCTAAAATATCAGCTACCGCTCTATGTCTTACAATGCTTTCTGTCATGTGCTTATTGTGTAAAATAGGATTTAAATATGCCTCAAATGCTCTTCCAGCGTCTTCTATAAACTCTGCTCCGCCTTTTCTTCTTAAAGCAAAGGGGTTAAATTTTCTATTAGGTCTTGTAAACTCTGAAATCTGCTCTAATACAGGGTTTATATCTCCTCCTTTATTTCGTAATTGATTCCAAACACTTCCCATTTCTTGAGCATGAGTATAATAATCTTTTCTTTTAGGAATAAGCTTGTCATCTTTGTAAAATCTTGATAACTCTTTATTAGTAGTTTCAAGAAGATTATCGTATTGTTTTCTAAACCAATTATCTGCTCTCACAATGTTTTCCCATTTATCAGGAATTGCTTTTTTTAATTCATCTAATTTTATTCTGCCTTCACCATATCTCATAATTAAAGCCCTGTCTTTTTTTCCTTTTAACCTTAAATCATCTAACATCGCTCTCATTTCATTCTTTAAAGTAATTTCTTCTTTAAACATATTTCCCACAGCTTTTTCTCTTGGTCTTATAAGAATGTTTTTAAGTTTTTCTGATTCTTTTCCAGCTACCGCTTCAATTTTCTGATCTATTGTTTTAAAAAAATTAAAGAACTTTGCGCTTCTATCTTTCCAACCAGTAACATCTCCTATAATTTCTGTAGCTTCTCTTTTTGTAGTCCAATTCTTAATACCGAATTCTTTTAAGCTTTCAACTTGAGTCTTAGAAATCATTTGATCGCCCTTACTAAGATTTTGAATATCATCTAAAACAAAAGATAATTGTTCAGATGTAGCGTTTTTCCATTCTTTTATTTTATGCTTTTCTTTTAAACGAACTAATACATTATCTGATAAATTGTTTTCTTGCTGTATTTTATTTATTATTTTTTTAATATTATTTTTTATTCCTCTTTCTCTTTTAAGAGTTCCTTTTTCAATACTTTTTAAAAACTTTTTTTGATCTACTAAATCTTTTAAACTTTCTCTATTGACTACATATTTTTCATATGCTCTTCTTGCTGTTTCAGAATCAGGATAACCAAGTGTTTCAGCTATATCATCTCCTCTTTTTCTAAATCCCTCTCCTATCCCCAATACTTCAGGTAATTCTCCAGTTTTTCTATTAGCATATTTTTCAAGCTCTCTGGCTGGATTTGCTTTTAATGTTTCTTCAAGATTTTGAATTTGAACCTCTATATTCCCAACTTTTTCTGATGCTTCTAAAACTTCTTGTCCTATTTTTTTAGTTGGAAAAATTGATTCAGGTAATCCTTTTATTGGCTTCTCAATAGTTTTCAACAAATTACTAACTTCTTTTGTTGTTTTAGCTTTAACTAATTGAGGAGCAAAATCATCTATTAAATTAACTGGGACTTTTGCTTTTGTTAATAGTTTTTTAATACCAATTTCTGTCCCTTCTTTTACAAGACTATCTACTAATTGTTTTTTGCCTCCTCCAAATAAAGTTAAATCTAATAATGCTCCACCAAATACAGCAGCACCAGCAATAGGAATTTGAACTATACCAAACTCTGGGCCTAATGCTCTTTTAGCTTCTTCAAACTGTGTTGATAAAGGTTTTATTGGTGCTTTTCCGAATAGAAACTTTTCTGCTCTTGTTTCTGGAACAAGTTGTTTCTGTTCTCCTCTTTCTAAAGCAAGAGAAGCGGCGGTTCTTGGAGTCGCTCTTAATGCTTCTATAAATAAGTTCTTAATACCTATACCGACTTTTGGAAATGCCTCTAATGTAGCACTTGGTAATTGTTTAACTACTTCTCCAAATCCTAATGGACCATATTTTAATGGTTTTTTCTTCCCCCTTATAATAGTTTTTAATCTGCTTATAAATATATTAGACTGCGATAATCGTCTTGGAGCTTTAATCTGTCTTTCACGCATAAACTGACCAAATGATATTGGAGGTCTTTTTGGTTCTGGTTCTCCTAAGGTTGATATAAAAATATTAGCCATAATTAAAATAACTTTTTCCACCAAGGTTTATTAAGTTCTTCTAAAGCTTTTTCTAAGTCTTGTCCTTCATCTTCTTCAAGAATAGCTTTTATTCCCGCTGCTTTTCCTATTCCAAACTTAGCGCGATCACTTGGGGAAAGATAATTAGCAAAAGCATCGTCAAATGTATTAATTCTTCCACCTTCTTTGCTAAATAAGTTTCTAACATCTCTCCAGTCATTTATATCAACAAACCCGCCTTCTCCGATTACTAATCTTAAATATTCATCTGCCTGTGGACTTAAAAATACCTCTATATCTGTTTGACTTGGGTCTTTACCTTTTCGAAGTTTTTCTATTTGAGCTCGTGTTTTTTCAATTTCAAGTTTCTTTTTTTCTAAATCTAATTCTCCTTCCTTTTCCGCTTGTTGAAATTGTTCTACTTTACTAAATAAAGTAGAAAATGGAATTAAGGCATCATCTGCTGATTTTTTTATAATCTCAGTATTTTCCTCAGGATCATCAGTAAGTAAATCTAAAATAGAAATAGCTATATCTTCTGCTTGTCTTTCTTGTTCTTCTCTTTCAAACCTTACCTTCTCCCTCTGTGCCTGTTCTTGCTGTAAAGTAATAGTATGTAAATCCTTAATTATCTGAATCTTTGTATTTCTGGTTTCTTTAATTGCTTCCATTTTAGCATTAAGAATAGCGAATTGTTTATCTTCATTAGCCATATTAGCTTCTGCTATTAAAGCTAACTCTTGAGCATCTAAATTAGCTAAACGCTGTAATCCTGCTGATTCTTCTGCTGATAATATACTTTGCTGAATCTCTGGAGCGAATCTTTGTCGTCCAGCTCTAATACCTGCCACACGAGTTCCTCCTAAGAGTTGCTTATTAAACAATTCCATTTGAGCTTTTCTACGAGCAAAAGAAGCCGTAATGCTTGTTATTAAAGACTGATTAGCAGCATCAAAACGAGCTGATTGAGCATCTAATAAATCTGTTGCTGAAGCCAACTCATTATCTAATGAATCTATGGCATTTTGTAATTGTTGTTGAAACGGATCAAGAGGTTCTGTTGTTTCAGCTTTCCTAGCAGCTTCTTTAGCAACTTCTTTAGCTTTTAATTTAGCTGCTGTTTCACCTGCTTTTCCTAGTCTTTTACTTATTTCCTCTAATCGCTTTCTAAGTTTGTTTAATTCGGCCTGATTACCTAAAGTAGTAGTTCTAGCCATATCACTAGTAACAACGGCACTAGGAGTGCCTCTAGGGGCTTGTGGAGTGATTACATCTTCAGCTCCAAGTCCTCCCTGTGATGGAGGGATTTGAGGGGCTTCTATATCTTCTTGCCCTGCTGTTCTTGCTTGTACGAATAGGTTATTATTTGACATAATTTTATATTACCATCTTAAATCTATTTCATACCAATAACCAACAACTATTGTTCCTGATCCAGTCACTAGTTTATAATAATACTTTGGTGGAATCATAACAGCTATTTGAGAAAAATCATTTGACACCGTACTACTATCAGATGAAACTCTTGATATTACTGTAGCAGCAGGACTTGCAACTCCTATTTTTAATAATGCTTGATTCACTGCAGCACCAGATGATAAATTCACTGTAACCATAATCATTCTCCAATTATTTCCATTTTGATATTCTGTATCTTTAGCTCTTACGGGTGCTCCAAAATCTGAAAAGTTAGCTTGATTTTGTACAATTAATGCTGTTGTTAATGTTGCTATGCCAACATGTTTTTTATATGTTCCAGGAGTAGTAGCAATAGCACCAGCAGTATCAGATAAATAGTATCGGCTACCAGCAGTTAGTCCACTTAATCCAGTAATTATTCCAGAAACAACGACTTTTTTAGTTTCATCAGCATCTCCTGCTTCTTTGGCTATTCCTACAAAACTATGTATTCTTTCATCATCAAAAGAAGCATCAGTTTTATATACTTTTTGATCTGAAGCTTTTAAATATACCGCTTCTCCAACAGCTATCGTTTCTCCAAAAATGAATTTCTCAAACTTTCCATATTCGGGATCATCTTCTGTTACAAATTTATTAGTAGAACTTGGAGTACCAGAAGTTCCTGCCATAGCGTCTATTTCATCGGCTTTAGGTGTAGAAGCGTAACGAGGAGAGAAGTAAAGTTCAGTAGCAGATTTAGCTATACCAACTTCTACCTCAATAGTTCCAGCAGTACTTGCGATAGCACCTGCTGTATTAGAAGCATACATTGTATCGCCTATTGTCATACCAGATTGATTATCATCTATTCCATATAGTAAAACTCCATCAGTAATAGCTCCACCATCAATTCCTGATCCTTGAGCTATTCCTAATAAAACTCTATCAACAGTTGCTGTTAAATCAGCATCACATAATTTCCATTCATCATCAGTAGCGTCAAAATATATTAACTCTCCTGCTGCTATTGTTACACCAGCAGTTCCAGCTACTACTACTTTATTATGAGACACAGTTCCTCCTGCTACATTATCATCTACATATTTTTTACGAACCAAATCTTCATCTGCTATTGGATCTCCAGCAGAAGTTTTAGGTATAGTTGTAAATGTTTTAACTCCAGCTATATTCTCTTGATTCTTTTTTGTTACAAACTCATTATAATAAACAGATGGATTAGTAAGTATAAATATAGTTCCTCCAGCATGAGCTTGTCGTAAAGCAGTATCTTGTGTATAATCTGAAACAAACTTTAATCCACGAGTTACCCCAGTAAGAGTAGCTGTTCCACTCGCATTTTGAGTTATTCCTGTAAAAGAAATCGTTTCTTCACGAGAAGTTCCTGGTTCTAATACTCCATAACCAATAGAACCGAAGTCTGCCATGGTTAAAGTAGTAGAACCATCAATTTGTTTCATACTTGTAAGCACAATAGAAGTAGCAGTTGCTGTTGCTCCTGAACCTGATAATGTCATCTTTTGTGCTTGTACTGGTGTAAATGTAGCCATGTTATTGTTTTTCTACATTTATCCCATATACATTAGTAGACTGAGATAAGTGTAGTTTTTTTAATTGTTTTTTAGTACCTTTAATTATTGCTTTTTTGTTATTATCATCAAAATTACCATTAAAATCAAAACGAATTTTTTCTTCTAATTCGTGGCGATGATTATAATCTTTAGCATCATATATATATTCTTTTTTTTCTTTTGGTGGTTTTTTAGCCATATTATTTTTTAATTGATATATTATCTGACTTACTTAATTTCACATTTGGTCCAAAAGCAAGTAGTTCCCAGTTAAAATCAATATCACTAGAACTATATTCAACTTGAAACTCATAAAAATCTTGTTTATCCATAGTATGTATTACTCTAAACTTTGGAGGTATTACATCAGTTAAAATATCAAATGAACCTCCTAATGCCTTTTTACCTAACGAATTTTTACCTAGTGAACTTAAATCATCTGTATTTACTATTATATCAGTATCTTCTCCATCTATTATATATTCTTGAATAGAAGTAGCTCCTTTATAATCATATTTAATCGTTAAAGTTAATTCAGTATTAGAACTAATAAATCCTTCAGTGAACATTTCATCAAATGATTTCTGCCAAGCTCTACGACCAAAGTTTTGATAACTGAAACGAGCATTAGCACTTATAGCTTTACCATTATCATTTCTTCCATCAAAAAGTTTATATGTTTCTGGTACTGTACTAGAATGTCCGTATAGCTCACCATTTATAATAGCAAATCTTCTAACAGGCAATACTTGAGGTGCTTCCCAAAATCCTTGTTCTAGATTATATACAAGTACTAATGTTTCACTTGGAACTGCTATGTATATATTATTCTCAAAGAATTGAATGTGTGCGTTTGTAAAAGTAAGTCTATCAAACAAACTTTTAACTGGATCAGATAAAGGTTTTGATTGGTTATTATCTATATTCTCTATTCTACCTAAACTATCTAAAGTAGGCTCATTAGTAAGCATAATTACGGCATTTTTCATTTTAGCCATTGCTCCTTGTGATATAGCTGCTTCTTGTGGAGCTGTTTTCATTTTCTTAATCTCTAATACTTCTTTAGTCATATCATCACTTAAAGTAAAACTACTATTATAGTAATCATCTTTTCCAGCAGATATAACCATTGTTTCGTCTAAAGGTTGAAATCCTGTCGGAGCATTGTCTAATGTAAGTAAAGCTCCTTCTCCTGGAAGACGAGGACTACTAAAAGTATAATCTGTGAAATCTGTATTCTTAGAAACAAATACTTGACGATTTTTAGTATTACCAACCCATATTTGATTATTAAGAACTGATATTAACTCTGCATTGAAACTTGATGAAGGTTGATCAGCATTAGTTCGCATTTGCTGATGTGCTATATCTCCAGCACTATGTCCTCCTCCAGTAGGGTCTGGTGTTACCCCTGTTAAGGTAGTAGTACCTTCTCCTCCAGTATAAGCATAAGCTATACCACCTATTATTATTCTACGAGTTCCTGTTAATAGAAATCCTAATTCACCCCAAGTATCATCTCCCTCCTTTGTGATCGTATTAGAAGTAGCAGAAGCAAATGTAGCAATACCTCCCGACCAATCAAATAGATCAGAAGTTCCATTGACAAAAAGTAAGAAATCTTGTCCTTCAGTTGTATCCCAGAATGTAGTAAAGTTAAAAGCTACTGATGTAAAAGCATCTGCCGCATCGTCTAATAAATCTTGCCACACTGTACTACCAGTGATAGTAGTTCTGAATTGAATTTTATCATCAAATGCTCTTAAAGGAATCTCTACTCCTCTGTGAGTAGCCCATTCAAAAGAACTTTCTATTGGTGTTAATGAAGCATCTGCATCACCATCTAAAGTAAATCCTTTTCTTATTTGTATTCTTTCTCCATCGTTAAACAAAACATTCTGTGAACCTTTTACTAAAAATCCAGGCCCTAAATTAGTTTCTTCTGTCTTTTCTCTATATCCTCTAAACTTTTTAATTAATCTAAATGTTTTCATCTTCTTAAATTATTATATCTACCTCTATATCTTTCAGTTCCAAAACGATAATATCTAATCTGTGTTTTAATAGCTTCTGAAGGATATTTCTGATTATAATCTTTTACAGCAGATTCATATTCATCTCTAAACACTTCAAAATCAAAGTTATTATCTTCTCCTTGTATCTGTTGAGATGCTTTTTCTGCTGTCTTAATAAGTAATAAATTATAACTATCAGTATCTAAATTTATTAAATCTGTATCAGCAGTTGGTTTTTCAATATAAGTGCCAGATGAATTTTGGAATAAGTATTTAGAATAGTAAAGAACATCAAATATATCTCCTAAGTTTGAAATAATGTTATCTACTCTAAAGTCTGTATCAGCAGTTCCATCATAAGTTAAAGTAACTTTAGCATAGTTAATTGCTGAAGAATCAGGGCTTCCAGTTTTAGTAGCTCCATTCCAATCAAACCTTAGAAGATTCCAACCATTCTGAAATACTGACGCATGACCAGAAGTAACAATTACATTCCAATAAGCACTTGAAGAAGAACCCCATCTCAAATCACAACTTGTGAATATGCTTGTGTCTGGAATATATAGCCATAGGAACAAAGCACTTTTATCTTCATGATCAGATAAATCAACATCTGTAAAATCAGAGTTTTCAATATATCCAGTTGTACCAGAACCATCTAAATCAAAGTTAAGAGAAGCACTACCAGAAACTTTATTCAAAGTATCTTGAGTTAAGTTTTCAGTATCACCTCCAACAGCCCATGTTCCATTTCCAGTAATAGAATTCATATCATGTATAGTCTTTCCAACAGTTATACTCTTAGCAATACGAAAGAACTTTGTACTATCTCTTGATTCAATAGTGAAATTATTATTAGTTAATTCTTTTTTTAAATCAAAGTTTTCATTAAAGTTTTGAGAAAAGTTATCTGATTGTAATCTATTCACTTGTCGTCTAATATCAATTATCTTATTTCCTTTTAAATCAGTAGGAGAAGTATAATCATATACATTATCGTAAAGAGCATTAGCTATTTGAGCTTTACGCTTTGTTTCTATCGGATCGCAATCTTGTAAAACATTACGACCTGCTTCATAAATCAAATCTAAAGGCCCTTGTATTTTAGATAACGATGTTCCATGTAATTTTCTTGATAAATCGTCTTTTAAATTTTCTATTGTATATGTAGGCATTTTATTATTAGTTTATTCTCCTATATGTGTGATATTTAAGTTAACGCAGTCAACTATTATTGTAGGATTTCCTGCATCTATTGTCCTTATGGCTAATTCCACTGTTTGACCTGCAGTTAAATTTAATAAAGCTGTTGTGCATAAAGTGTATTCATTGTAATTCTATTTTAACTGTAGCTGACCCTGCTGCTACTGATTTTCTATACATTAAATAGGTTCTATTGCTGTCATTGGTATCTACCCATACACGCATTTCTCCAACAGTTAGAGCGGGTTGAGCATCTTGTTCTGATACTTTTGGATAAAATCCAGCACCACCTACAAAACTTACATTTCCACCATTACCAATCTTAAGAAAATTAGTAATACTATTACCCAAATGTAATTCTGTATTTACTTTTATATTGCCAACACCACCTCCACTTCCCCATATTCTAAAATCAGTGACTGTCGTCCCAAGTTTTAATTCTATATTATTAGGTAAATTGATATGGTCTGCGAATTGAAAGTAGTCCTCATCTTCCATCCAACTAAAATAACCTTGTTTGGTGTTGCCATAAAATCCAAGAGTATAATCTACATCTCCTCCATTTCCTAACCAATGATTACCACTTGTTGAAGTTGTAAATAAATCTCCATCACTATCAACATAGAAATCAGCTTCGTCTACTCCATCTGTATGAGTAAGGCGTAATTGAGGATCAGTAATAGAAGTGATTTCTAATTCACCAGCAGTTATGTTGACATCTCCACCAGTTACATTTACATCACCAGCAGGAAATTCTACATAAGTATCAGCCCGAGCCATTTTAATCAGTTTGGTCCAAGCCCCATCAGGTGCTACTCCATTCATCATTCCTATATAACCAATATTAGAATGGTCATATTCAAAAGCCATTCCGTAATTATTAGCTTCTTCTAATACCAACATAGAACTATAAGTTCCACCATCACCTTGAATAGAAACAAGTCCATCTGAATTAGTTGATGCCTTTACATACAGATTTCCTCTTGTAAGAGCAGTATTAATACTCATAGTTCTACCAGTAGGATGTAATTGCATTATTGGATTTCCACCGACATCAAATATCATCCTATCATCAGCGTCGTCATCAAGATATATTTTTGCTTTTTCTACATTATTTATTTCGTAAAATAATGTAGGGTCACCAGAAGGAACATCTATTGTTAAATTACCAGATTCAAATGTACCTGTGGTAGTGAGATTATTATCTTGAAAATCTAATGTTCCTGCTGTATCCCAATCTAATTGAGTAGATCCATCACTTGCTATTAGTTGTCTACTCCCCCAGTCAACAGATAAAACTTCAGTTATATCGTTTAAATATAAAGTACTCCAATCTACCGTAGTAATGTCTCCAGTTGCATAAATCAGGTTATTGCTTACAATATCAATAACTTTTGTATCTAAATTATCAACTAATCCACCATCAAATCTTCCTGTACCTGTTGTGGTAATGGCTCCTGAACCTGCATCTAATGAAGTCACTATGGTTGCTCCTGCTCCAAGTGTTCCTGTGGTAGTAAAATTACCAGCTTGAATGTCAACATTAGTAGCAACTTCATATACACCATCTGCTGTTCCTACTAACATTTGTCCTGTGGTTGGGGCAGTACCAACACCAGTTCCTCCTTGGTAAGGAAACACAACAACAGCCCAAGCTATTCCAAAACTTAGTAAAAATACAATTATTGATGCTATTATTGTTTTCTTCATTTTAATTATTTGACCTACTTACTTCTACCCATCTATCTCCTGTATATATTAATTCAAGTGTGTCATATTGACCCATAACAAAACCTCCTGCTAATTCAGACACATTAGGAGTATCAGCAAAAGTACATGTATTAGCAGTTAAACTTGTTATTGTCACATGAGTAGCTTCAAGCACACTAGTTTCTCCCATTGTAATCTCACAAGCACCATCATCATCGTTACAAGTAAGTTCTACATAACTAGTAGTTGGAGTTAATGTATGGGTAGCTACAGATCCATCTCCTGTATCAGCTATTGTATCTCTATCTACTGAAAATGCGATTGGCTTATAAAATGTTATGTTTGCAGAACTTAACCCCATCAATAAAATAGGGGTAGTATCTGAAATAGTATCTGCTTCAAGATTACCTCCTCTTTCTAAATTATTGCCATTAAGATCAAGCTTCGTTGTAGAGAATAAGAAATCTCCTGTTCCTGTTTCTCCAATGTCAAAACTAATAATGTTGTCATCATACGATCTTATCTGAGTATTTCCATCAACATCTAGTGCCAAAAAGTTGCCATTAATGTCTAAATCTCCTGTTGTAAGAGCTAGACCAGTAAAAGTTCCTACTCCTGAAGCAATGGTTGCTGTTCCATCTGTCAATGTACCACCTGTTATTGTTCCACTGGTAGTAATGTTTTGATCTCCAAAATCACTACTAGTATGAGTTCTTCCACTTAATGGAATGTCTACTTCTAGTTCAGTCTTTGAACTTTGAATTGAATAATAAATACCTCCAATGGTCAAAACGATTACTAAAAGTATCATTATTAAAAATAATTTATCTTTCATATATTTATACTGGTTCAACTCTGTACCATACTCGTATAGATTCACCTGAACGAGGTGCTACAACCATGGTTAAAGTATCCCCTATTATTGAATAATCTGTTGTTAATAACATGTCAACACCATTAACCTTTACTCTTAATGAGATAGAAGGATTTGGCGTGTTTGCTAAAGTAAAACTCGTATTTACACCATTTATAGCTCCAACTGGAGTTTCTTTATCTACGAAAAATGTTCCATCTTCTAACGATTGAGTTATTTTTGATGCTTCTGTTCTTGCCATTTTTCATAAATCAAAATTAATATTAATACCCAAGTTGTGTTTATCTGAATGTTTTTGAATTGTCTTACCAATTTTAGTAATTCTTTCTTCTTCTTCCTTTAAAAACTTTTCTCTGTTATCTAATCGTTCCTGTTCTTTTTCAATTTTAGCTTCTCTTTCAGTTACTTCTCCGAGTTTCTTTTCTTTTATAGCATCTAATTTTTCAATTTCTTTCTTTGATTCTTCTAATGTTTTTAAAACTTGAACTTTCTTATTGTCAAGCGTTTTTAATTCATTATATATTTTATCTAAATCACTTTCTTTGACATTTAATTTTTCACCCTTAGATTCTAATTTTTTAATTTCTTCAAGTTTTCCTTTGATGTCATAGTTAAGTCCTTCTAACAAGTTTCTTTTATCAGCGATAGATTCAGATAACTCATATTCATCTTTTCCTAATTTTTCTAAATCTCCTTTTAAAACATTAACAGTATCTAAAATTACTTCTTTACTTCTTTCTAAAGAATCTATTTTGTCTTCTTTTTCTTTGATGTCTTTATATTTTTCTTGAAGTATCTTATTAACATTAAATTCAACATTTTTTACACCTAATTTATATTGTTCTTCTAATCCACCTATCTTTTTAGCTAATTCATTCTTTTGCTCTGCTAATTCATTTAATTCTTTTTCCCTTTTAATTAAAGACTCATTCAATACTTCTAACTCATCTTCATTCTGTTCAAGCCATTCTTGTTGACCTAATAATACATCATCTCTATCTTTTTCTTCTTGTTTCATTATTTTAAGTTGATCCTCCTCACGAATAAGAGCATCAGAAAATTCTTTTTGTTTCTCTTTTTTAGGAATCTTTTTATTTCTTTGTATTGATCGTAAAGCCATATTAGTCGTTATATAACTGCACGATTACAGTAATTTCGCCTGCTGTATGAGCTGTAACCCTAGCGTTAATAAAGTTAAGTCCGTTAATGTTAGCTTCTAACATACGATAATCATCAGCAGTAGCGACTGATACTCCAGTATCTCCGTCTATTGCTGATCCGTCTTCTAAATCAATAACTTCAATAAAATCCCACATATTAGTTACTGATTGAGTAGCACTAAAATCTGGTGCTGTATCCATTTCAGCTCCTATCCCAGCTCCTATTGAACCTTGAAACTTTACTGTTAAAGCAGCATCACTTCCACCATCAGTGGCATAAAAAAATACCGCATGTCTGAAGTCTTTACATGGAATGTTTATTCCAACTCCAGTATCTCCTTTTGCGTTTAATATAGTATATTGTGCGAATTGTCTTGGCATAATTTTGTGGTGAGAACATCACCGATTAATTGATATTATAGTGGAGAGTAAGGACATTACCCTCCACTCAGACTAACAAGGGAATCTATTTTTCTTCTTTGTAACTAGTAAATCCTGCTTCAACCATATCAGAGTTAGTGATAGGTTGATCAACAACTGGATATTCAGTTTCTTTCTTTAATTTCTTCTCTATTTTGGCTTCTTCTATTTTCTTAGTCATAAGATTATGATGGAGTTCCAGCTTCACCAGCTTGTGCTGATGTTACAGGCCCATAAGTCTTAACCTGATCAGTTACAGCTGAACAAAATTCAGTTGTATCAGATGCAGGATTAACGAATAATAAATTACCTTCTACTAAGCCAGATACAGAAGTCACAGCATCATCTAAAGCAGCTGCACTTGCACTAGAAACTAAAGCATTACTGAAAGTACAATTCACAAACATATTACTAAATGCTAATGCACTTGTACCAGATATTAGAATAAAAGACTTTGTAGACTCAGAACTAGAACATGTAAAATGACAATCTTTCATGTAAATATGCTTTGCTCTTGTAGCTCCATCATTCTTAATCCAGAATGTAGGTCTTGCAGCTGTTTGAGTCAAAGTATCAAATCCGAATTCACAGTTAATGTAAGAAGTACTATCTGAACGACAAATAAAGTCAGCTACAGCTGTTTCTCCTAAATCACTAAACTTCATGAAAGAACAGTTGTACCATACATTAGCTTCTCCAGCGTCAATTACGGCAGCAACACTTGCAGCATCAGTTCCAGCATTCATAATCTTTAGATTACTGAATGTGTTTCCTACTCCTGTTAATTTAATAGTAGCTTCAACAGCAGCAGCAATACCAGTTGCATTAAGTTGAATCTTAGTTCTTTGACCAGTAATAAATCCACCACCAAGACCAACAACATGAATACGATTCTTATCCCAAGTAATCATACTATCTTCAGAGATAGTTGAATCACCATCAATAAGAATGACATCGTTGTTATTAGAAGTAGCTACATCTTCAGCTTTGCTTAATGTCGCAAAAGCTCTATCTTTTGACTTTCCGTTATTGTCATCAGAGCCATTACGAGCATCTACGAACCAAACATCTCCGTACATAGCGGGAATACCGCCTCCTCCCATTAAAGGGATTCCGAAAGATGATGCTCCGTTTGGAAAATTAGTCAACATTTTTTTATCAGCGTTATTATTTTTTTCTTATCATAGAGTTCACTATTAGAAAGATGTATTGGAATATATCCTGCTTTCACAAGTTGAACATTTTTTTCTCCTTCTTGAGAATGTCCATCAATTTCAATACAATACTTTCCGATAACGAAATCTACCTCACGACCACCTATTATCCATCTATGCTTGAAAGGTATATGTAATTCTTTAAGAATCTCATATAATCTCCTTTCAGCTTTAGTGGAATGTTTTTTAAATATACGCTTCATTTTCCTGAAGTTTATTCTGGAAGCTAAGATATAAACTATATTGGAGTGGGTTTTAGCCTAACAAGGTAGCTATCTCATAAACCCACAAAAATTGCTATGCTCCAACACCAGTAGAACCAACAGATCCTTCATAAGAAATAGCTCCGACAACTTCTCGGAATTCTCCCTTATAAATATAGTTGTTGTTTCTTTGGATCTTCCAATCTACTAAAGTAGTTTCAACTGCTTGTCTAACCCAACGACTAATTGAGTGATTTTTAGCTAACAAGAACCAAGCTGTATCAGAACCGCCTGCTGTTGCACCTAAGAAAGGAGAAGTCTTAACCATGATTCCGTATTTAGAACTAATCCAGTTAACTGCGTTGTTAGCAGAATCTGGAGTTAATTGAGAATCGGTTAATTCAACGGCTTCCTTAAATAGCTTCATAGGAACAAGTAATGTAGCTGGCATGTGTCCGCTAATAGTTCCATCTTGTGCTAATTGCTCTCCTAACTTAACAATAGCGTCCTCTAAAGAGGTGGTTGTTAAAACAGCTGTAAGCTTGTTATCAACAGTGTCGCCATTTAAGTTAGTATGAGAATCAGAAAACAATGTTGAACCATCTGCAGTCAATGCAGTAGTAAAACTATTCCTATAAGTAGCAAAAGCGTTTTTATCACGAGTAACTCTTGCAGTTCTTCCAAAATCACCAATCATTTTATTCACAGCACTATGCAAGTTATCGTCAAACATATTTTTAGGTATGTCTTCTGATTTTGCGAAATTAGTTACTGTAAATGTAATCAAGTTATTGATTCTAGCGTTTCCTGAAGAAACATCTTGTTCTTCAGCTCTCTCTTCCCAATAACCTGAGCCTTTGAACACTTCTTGGATTTCAGCTTGACGATCGGTTGTTTCTTGTTGAAAAACATTAGGATCTTGAGCAGTAGCCAATTGAGGCAATTGCTCTCCATTAAACTCTTGATAAAATACATCATCAAGTCTTGTTTTAACAACATTAGGATTTAAACCTGAACTAAAACTCATAATCTTTTATCAGCGTTATAAAGCACTAAAGCCTGGAGTGACTGCACCTTTAAGTACAAAGTCAATATCTCCATTATTAATATCAACATCTACAATAACTAAACCATGAACATTATCATCAGTTCCTTCATCTTCATCAACAGTGAAAGTTGTATCAGTCAAATCAAATGAAACTACATCTCCCATAATAGCTAATCTTTTAGCTACTGTGTCAACATTAGCAGGAGTAGTTGCTCTACACCTCATAACAGTAATACCTGGGATAGGAACATATACTTCAACAGTTCCATCTTCGGTAGAAGTTTCAGTACTCTCAGATGCAGCAATACCTACCATTATGTCAGTACCCTGTTCAGGATCTCCAGTAGCGAGGATAATAACATCGTTACTATCATCTCCACTTCGCATCTTTACAGGTTCTCCTGGCTTAATAGTGGCAGTTGCACCTGATGTAGTTCTATCTTCAACAATATATTGCCTAGTAGAAACTTGCTTCATCTCTAAAATCTTTACATCATTCTTTGCCATAATAATATATTAAGGTTTAATTTTTGCGATCTTTTCTTCTATCTGTTCATCGCTAAATCCTTGCGAACGATAGCTAGAACGAAGAAAAGTTTTATCTGCTTCAGAAAGTTCATCTATTTTAACTACTGACTTATCACGATTACCACCAACTCCTGTATTAGAAATTGATTGGCTTTCCTTTAAAGCGACTTTAAGCTCTTTTGATTCCTTTACTAACTTTTTACGATTAGCAATGGCTTGAGCTTTGACTAAGTCATCTTTAATTTGTTTCCGAGAGAATCCGATTTTGTTGATAGTATTCTTGTAATGAAACTCTATAAGCTTACGCTCGTTTTCATCACTAGACATTTCCTCTATAAAGCTGTCAACTAAGTCTTCAGCTTTTTGTGCTTCAACCTTATCCAATTCACTTTTAATGGTTTCTTGGATAATTTCAGAAGTT